CGGAAGCAAAAGTGCGCTGGCAGCTCGGTGAGGAATTATATCTCACGGGAGAAGCTGAAGACATGGCACTGCTCAAACAGGAAGAGCACCGCGAAGTATCCGGGCGAGAGGGCTTGGTTCAGGAATTTGTTGAGAAGCCGGTTCCCTCTGACTGGGCGAAATGGTCGCTCGATAGACGCCGCGACTTTTGGGCGGGTGCGGTTCGTGCGCCGTCAGATGGTGACATACAGCTTGTACAGCGTGACCGCGTTTGTCCCATCGAAATCTGGTGTGAGCTGTTTAACGGAAATCTCCGTGACATCAAACCAGCAGATACCCGTGAAATTAACGCTATTCTCGCCAATCTTCCCGGATGGGAGCGTTCCGAAAAAACCATGCGTTTCGGTCCCTACAGTATACAGCGCGGATTCGTATTCAAGGGCTGAAATAGGTGGTGTAACATTGTAACAGAAAGGTGTAACACAGGCGTAACATGTTACATTTTAAATTAGTTGCGATTCTTAACTATGTAACATGTTACACTTTTTGTTACAAAAAATGTTACAGTGGTAAACACAAGAAAACTAAAGTAAAGAAAAGAAAAACGCATAAGAAAACTAAAGTAAAGTACGGTTATATGTAAGATGTAACATTGTAACACTATTTTCTAATATGTTATATGGAATATAGAGTTTATAGGCGCACACACGCATATATACGCTATAAACTCTATAATACGTATAGTTATATAGGTTTTTTCGCAATTTTGTTACAAACGGAGGATTTATGCTCGAAAGCTATTATGAAAACAAGCTGCGGCTGAAAATAAAAGCCCTTAAATGCGGCGCGTTATGCCTGAAGTTTGTAAGTCCCGGATACACTGGTGTGCCGGACAGAATCATACTCTTGCCCGGTGGAAAATTGATTTTTGTTGAAATGAAAAAGCCCGGCGAAAAGGAACGCAGCAGACAGAAGTATGTTCAGTCAGTGCTTCGCAGATTAGGTTTCGACGTGTTTTCGGCGGTAGACAGCAATGACAGGATTGATGAAGTCGTGGAAAGGTGTAAAGAGGTGATGGGGCAATGAAAGACTACAATCCGTATCCATATCAGAAATATTGTTCCGACCGAATTGTAAATGATACAGCAGTTGGTTTATTCCTTGATATGGGACTCGGTAAAACGGCAATTACACTCAGTGCAATTAAGGAGCTGAGGTACTATCGGTGGTGTGTTTACAAGGTTTTAATTATCGCACCTAAAAAGGTAGCGGAAAGCACTTGGACCAGTGAAGCGTCAAAATGGGTTCAGCTACACGATCTTAAATTTTCGCTTGTGCTTGGCTCAGCGCAGAAACGTGTTGCCGCACTGGAAACGGAGGCGGACGTTTATATCATCAACCGTGAAAATGTAACTTGGCTCGTTGAATATTACGGGCAAAGCTGGCCCTTTGACATGGTGGTTATCGATGAGTCTTCCAGCTTCAAAAATCATCAGGCAAAGCGTTTCAAAAGTTTAAAAATGGTGCGCGGGAAAATCAGCCGAATCGTTGAGCTGACTGGTACTCCCTGCTCCCGAAGTCTCATGGATTTATGGGCGCAGGTGTATTTGCTCGACAAGGGCAAGCGGCTCGGCAGAACAATAAGCTCTTACAGGGATGCATTCTTTGTGCCGGACAAGCGTAACCAGACAACAATATTTACGTATGCACCACGCGACGGCGCAGAAGAACAAATCTATGAGGCTATCGCTGATATATGCGTGAGCATGAAATCAGAAGACTACCTTTCGCTTCCGGAACTTATGTACGAGGATGTTCCGGTTGTCCTCGATACGGTATCACAGAAAGCGTACAAGCAGTTGGAGCGCGATGCTCTGCTACAAGTAGCGGAGGATGAGGTTGTTACTGCCGGAACTGCCGCAGTGCTATCGGGTAAGCTCTTACAGCTGTGCAACGGTGCCGTGTACAACGAAAATGGCGGCGTAACGGAGGTTCATGACTGTAAGATTGAGGCGTTGCTTGAAACAGTTGAACAGCTTGGCGGGCAGCACGCTCTCATCTGCTACAATTTCAAGCACGACCTTGACAGACTTTTGACTGCTCTCCGCCCTCTCGGACTCAATGTACAAGTGTATCACGGCAAAGATGAGGAGGATGCATGGAATGCGGGTGAGATTGACCTACTGCTGATCCAACCCGCAAGCTGTGGATATGGCTTGAATCTTCAGCAAGGCGGTCATCATGTTATATGGTTTGGGTTGACTTGGTCGCTCGAACTATATCAGCAGACGAATAAGAGGCTACACAGGCAGGGGCAGCCTTGCCCGGTTATCGTACATCATCTGGTTGTTAAGGGCGGAGTTGACGAGGATGTTATTAAAGCTCTCAGTCGGAAAGAGGATACACAGGAAAGTTTAATGCAAGCTCTTAAAGCAAGAATTCAGAAAGCGAGGGAAAATGTATGACAATCAAGGAATTGTCACAGCTGTACTACCTGAATCGGGAAATTGAGATGGACAAGAACCGTCTTGCAAATCTTGAAAGCATCGTTACATCCGCCTCTTCTCCTGAACTGTCGGGAATGCCGCGTGCTCCGGGAGCGAATGACAAGGTAAGCCGATATGTTGCAGAAATACTTGATTTGCAAGCTATCATCGCGGCAAAACAATTGCAATGCATCCATGAACGTAATCGGCTTGAAAGATACATAGCTGACATACCGGACAGCCTTACACGGCAAATCTTTCAGTGCCGCTTTTGTGAGGGGATGTCGTGGCGTCAAACCGCGTGCAGTGTCGGAAACGGCGATATGGCTGAAGACAGTGTGAAGAAAACTTGTTACAGGTATCTTTCAAGAACAAATGCAGAAGAAAAATCATGAAAAAGCAAAACCTGTCCCCCTTTGTCCCGAATACCTGTGATACAATGATACCGTGGATTCCTGACAAATAATTGTCGGATGCCACTCATATACTCCGAAGCCGTTTCGGGGTATATCATTTTAGGGAAAGGAGGCGGGGATGTTATGTACCGACAGACACGCAATTACGAAAATATTAATAAAGGCGTATTCGACGGAGTTGGTGCGTATGGGATTCCCCGTCTCACTCCTTCGGATTGCACAGTCGACGAGTTCATCGGCTTTAATTACGCGAAGTCCTGTAAGCATCCCGAAAACAAGGGTGTCCATTTTTTCGTGGATGACTATCAGTTTTTACGATGCTGGACCAATCCTGAAGCGTATCTGGGATTGCTCCGACAGTTTAAATGCGTATTTACACCCGATTTTTCAACATATACGGATTTCCCGCTTGCTATTCAGATTTATAACCATTACCGCAAGCACTGGCTCGGCGCGTACTGGCAGGCGAACGGGATAAATGTGATTCCAACAATCAGTTGGAGCAGTAAAGAAAGTTTTGACTGGTGTTTTGATGGCGAACCTATCGGCGGGTGCGTCGCGGTATCTTCGGTAGGTACGCAGATTAACAAAGATACCGCTCGTTTGTTTGCAGTTGGATACGCGGAAATGCTGGCGCGTCTTCAGCCAAAGATGATTTTCTTCTATGGGATCATCCCGGATGGTTGCGACGGAAACATTTTCCCGCTCACAGCATTTCAGGAAAAATTCAGAAAGATATGAGGTACTAAAATGGGCGGCAGAGGTTCAAGCAGTGGTATGACTTCCGGTGCGTCATTGACACCGCAGCAAACTATAGCAAGTCCGCGTACATATGTCAAGCTCACACAAAAAGAGGTTGACGATATGGCGCAGACGCAGAGCAGTCAATACGACATAAATACAAGGCTGGCAATCAATCAGTATATCCGTGAGGATACGCAGGCAAACGGGTTTACCATATCACAGAATCTCAATCATGCACTTGAAAATGATATGCCGCTTAACGCAACAGAGCAGTATGTTTATTCTCACCTGTTATCGGCGATGCACGACATAGGAAAGGATACCGTGTTGGTCCGCGCCGCGCATAAAGATTTTCTCGAAGCTCTTGGCGTAAAGAATTATCAGAACATGAGTGATGCACAGCTTAACGCGGCAATCACAGGAGCGGTATATCAGGAAAAGAAATTTGTTTCAGCGGCTTTCGACCCGAATAAAAACCCGTTTATGTCAGGCTATGCGTCAGGTGGTAGAGAGGTCTATATCAATATCAAAGCTCTGTCTGATACAAAGTGTGTGCTTGGTAACGTAAAGCAGTCCGAAGCGATTCTGTCTCCGGGTGTAAAATTCAAGGCAACTGGCGCACATTTTGACGGCACATATGCATATCCGCGCGCGGGTGGAAGACTTCCCCGCGTTATAATCGACGTTGAAATCATTCACTAAGGGAGGTGGCAGATTTGGCAAAGCAGAAAACTAAGAACATTTCCGGTGAGGAACGATTTGTAGCGACCGCTAAAGGCGTAACGCTTTTAAAACCGGGCGGCAATAAAAGTTCCGCGAATGCGAAAAAGAAAGCCGGCACCTCAAAGGGAGGCAAGTAAAGTGGGAGGCAGAGGATCAAGCAGTGGTATGACGGGCACGCCGCCTGCACCGAAGGTATCCACTCCGTCGGGTTTCACGTTGGCTGACGTTCAGGCTATGGATGACCAGCAGCTTCATGATTTTCTTATAAACGTAAACGACACAGATATTCCGGCATTTTTAAATCAGACAACTCATCTCCAAAAAATGATATATGGGCTTGGCATGAATGATAAGCCGGAAATCGTGGATGCGGCAACATTTAAGCAGCTTACAACAGGTCCGGGCGCGCTGAAACCGATATATCGAACGGTCAACGACACGACGGTAAACGGTATTCCCGTAACTGCACAGGACATTTGTGATATGCTGACAGACGGCGATACAACCTATGTCGGCGTTGGCATTCACGGAGACGGTCTGTATTTTTCCGACAATCTTTCCGGCTCAAAAGCATATGGTGACAGCACCGGTAAAACGGTTGGCGCTGTGCTGAACAAAAAGGCGAAAGTAATTTCTGAAAAGCAGTTGAGGTCGCTTTATGACAATTTCGTAAAAGCTCATCCCCAAAGCCGCAAAGCTCTCGGATTTGCTCGTTCAAAAAGCTATCACGACAGTATGAGTCAATTCGCATTAACGCAAGGCTATAATGTAATTTCCTCTCAGCAGTCCAGCCGCGAGGTGTATTACACTGTGCTTGACCGCAGTGTTTTGACTATGACGCGCAATCATTATTAAGATTTGTAACGATTCGGCTTGATTTTTCAAGTCAATTGTGATATACTAAACATGGAGACAAAGGAGGTCTTATCATGGCTGACAAACACAATCCCGCAGACATCAATAAAAAGCTGAAGAACCTTACCGCTGAACAGGCAAAAGCGTTCGGCAAGGCACTTGGCGACTCCAATTCCGTCTATATCCGCGCTGAAAAAGCAAGGAAAGCTGACAAAAAATCTCCAGCTAAGAAATCCGGCAAGTAAACTTATGGCAATTCAAGCCTTCACCGTTCAACATTCAGGTGAGGGCTTTTCTTATGCCAATTTTTGAAGAAATAGGAGGTGCGTGCCTTGCCAAAGAAAACACAGGAAAATCGGAATATGTCAGGGCTGCGTCCTCTTGACACACTTTCCGAAGAAGAAGCGTTTGCAATCCGCTCCAAAGGCGGCAGGGCAAGCGCGGCAAAGCGTGAAGAAGAAAGAACGCTTAAATCAATCATCCGTAAAATCATGGATGCTCAGCCGGAATTATCAGCGGAGGAAGACGCATTGCTCATTCGCATGGGTATCAGTAAAGAAAAGATAGATAACTTCACGCTCGGTGTGCTTCAGCAGGTCAAAAATATGCGTGAGGGTGGTCTTGGCGCGTTTGAGATGCTTATGGAGCAAGGCGGTTATATTGATCGAACAGATACGAATGCGGAAAGTCCCGTGACAATCATCAACGATATTCCAGTTCCGAAGGAGTAACCGTATGGCTGGGGAACTTACAAAACTGCAAAAGCTGTTCGTTGATTATTATCTCGACACAGAAAATGAAATCAAAGCCGCGATTTTAGCAGGATACAGCTATAAGAAAGCATCACTCTGTGGGAAGAAGAATCTTGAGAACCCACGGGTATCCCGCGAAATCGAAGTACGTCGTGAAGAACGCGCTACACGGAAAAATGCTGTTGCGGAAACTGCGAGCGTAACTAAACTGACTGATGTAATTGCACCCGCTTTTTATACAGTTCATTGGGATATCATCGAGGGTAAGCATACTTACTATGATTTGTTCGGCGGCAGAGGCTCAACAAAGTCTTCTTTCATCGGTACTGAGATTGTTCTCGGCATCATGTCTGATCCGCTTGCTAATGCTATCATATACCGTAAAGTCGGCAACACGATTGGCAACAGCGTGTATGAGCAGATATTATGGAGCATCGAAGCTCTTGGTGTGCGGCACTTGTGGATAGCACGTACAAGTCCACACAGCTTTACGTATCTGCCAACAGGGCAAGTCATCAAATTTCGTGGGCTGGACAAGGCAAAGAAGACGAAATCCATCAAAATTGCAAAAGGCTATTTTAAATTTCTCTGGTTTGAAGAACTCGATGAGTTTTCGGGTGAGGAAGAAATACGTTCCGTACAGCAATCCGTGCTCCGTGGTGGGACGAAATTTGTTGTATTCAAGTCGTTCAACCCTCCGATAAGCAAGTCAAACTGGGCAAATCAATACGTTCTGACGCCGCGCAAAGATGCATTGCGGCACAAATCGTGTTATTTAGACGTTCCGACAGAATGGCTTGGACAACAGTTTCTTGACGACGCAGATTTTCTCAAGGAAACAAATCCGCGTGCATATGAGCATGAGTATCTCGGTGAGGCAATCGGAACAGGCGGAGAGGTTTTTGACAATCTCGATGTCCGGGAAATTCCAGATGATATGGTCAAGTCATTCGACCATATTTACATGGGCATTGACTGGGGCTGGTACCCCGATCCGTTCCACTGGGCGAAGATGCACTACGATGCCGCGCGTCTGACGCTATATATTTTTGACGAGTACCGCGCGAACAAGGAAAGCAATCAGGCAACATGGTATGCACTGCAAACTAAAAAAGGCGTCACAGGCGACGACTTGATTACAGCCGACAGCGCAGAACCTAAAAGCGTCGGAGACTACCGCGAATACGGCGCATTCTGTCGTCCGGCAGTCAAAGGTCCGGATTCCGTTCGGTACGGTATTAAATGGCTTCAATCCTTACGTTCCATTGTGATTGACCCGATACGTTGTCCGGCAACAGCACAAGAATTTCAGAATTATGAATACGAACGGACGGCGGACGACGAGGTTATAAGCAGCTACCCGGATGCGAACAACCACTCCATTGATGCCGTTCGGTATGCGATGGAACGCGTATGGAGGCGAAAAGGACAATAAAGAAATGGTACTGGATTGCAAGGCAGGTGATGGCATATCATTTTATCTGATATTTTTAATAAGCTCATGAGGGTGGTGAGAAAAATATTACCGTATAAAAACATCGAAACCGTTGAACACATTGAAAGCCCGCTCTCGTCCGAAATGACGAACGCTATGAATTTATGGTATGACATGTACCTCAATCAGTCGCCTTGGTTAAGTGAGGCTGGTATTGTATCACTGAATCTGCCGGGATTAATATGCTCTGAAATAGCTCGTGGCGTTACCATAGAAATGAAATGCAACATCA